TCGCCATGTTAACGCATTCTCCGGATGCCATAAACGAAAAACCTGAACGTCTATTCTTGAGATAGGACATACCATAACTCCTATGATCGGCACGGCATGCTTCCCAAAATATGAAGTATCTGACATGATTATGAATGTTCAGCAAAACTATTTTGGAAATAACATTGATAGTGTACTATCTATGTATCCTGCCTTAGAATTAGATGACGATACAGATTTTGTATGGGATTTACAATCACAAGGATTAGACAATATTGAACTAGTAGAATGTAGAATTGACGGTGTAGCAGTAACTCCAGCAGATGAGCCTGGTAAGAACTTCAACACTTTTGAATTAGTATTCCCTAAGAATTGGTTCTCTGATACTCAACGTATTGTAGGTGAACTAAATGAGATTTATCCTGTATTAGTGGTATCTACTGCTGGTGAAGGAATGAATACAGTTTACACTTGTAGAATGGATTCAGGAGATGAAAATCTTTTCATCCCTTATGAAGAAGTAGTAGCAGGAAAACGTTTCTCTGGTGAGTATTCTCCAGTAGAGAGAACTATGTCTAGAAAAGGTAGAGAGATTAATTACAAATCTCATATCTCAATGAGACAATCTTTCTCACAAATTAGAATCCAAAAGAAAACTCCTGGTAACATGAGTGGAAAGAAAATGGGTTCTTATTTCAAAGATGATTCAGGTAAAGTTATCAAGTTCTGGCAACATTACGAATCTTTCATGTTTGATAATGAATTCCGTGAAGACATCAACAAACTTTATATGTTTGGAACTTCTAACAGAAGTGCTGATGGTCAATACAGAATCAAAGGTGAGTCTGGATATGCAATTACAGAGGGAGCTGGTATCCGTCAACAAATGGAAGCAGCTAATAGCTAATTCTATAATGTATTTGATATCAATGATTTGTCTTCTAGACTTTTAGATTTATCTGAAGGGAAATTGAAAACAGATGAAAGACAATTTGTATTAAGAACTGGAGAAAGAGGGGCTTATGAGTTCCACAAATCTTTAGAGAACTTCTCACAATTGTTTACTCCTCTATTGAACCAAGATAGAATGTATACTGTATCACAATCAGGATTCCAAATGGGACTTGGTTACGGTGGACAATTTATTGAGTATTTAGGACCTAACAACATTAAGGTAAACCTTTCTGTAGATTCTATGTATGATGAAAGAAATAGAAACAAACTTGCGCATCCATCTGGAGGTGTTGTAGAATCTTACAGATATGATATCATGGATATCGGAACATCTGCAGGAGCTCCAAACATTCAGAAATGTAAAGTAAAAGGTCAGCCTATTGTACACAAGTACATCCCAGGTTTGAGAAATCCTTTTGCTCCTGATGCACAATTCTCAGCAATTGGTACTGCTGAAGATGCATGGGAAGAGCACAAGTTCTATTGTGGAGCTGCTATTGTTAGAGACCCGTCTAGAACAGCTAGCTTTATCCATAATATGCAAGCAGGTTATTATTCTTCTTTTGCATAGAAAGTAAGATAATTTAACTATATTTACGGAGGGCTTTGTTTTAAAGCAGAGCCCTCTTTTTTAAACGTAATCAATTCATAAAGAGAGAGATGGAAGATACAAAAAAAGCTGTTAAGGCTAAGAAATTTACGGGGGAAGACAGGACAGTTCTTGTTAAACCTATTATGCGTGCTAGAAATCCTTTAGTAAGTGACCCAGAACATGAGGCATTTTACTTATTTGGAAGCAGTACAATTACATATTGTTTACCAGTAGACAATAGAAATAACCTTGTTAAACCCTTTATGAAAGGAGAAGAAGGTAAAGCAGAACAAGCATGGCTTGAAGAAGAGTTAGACTTGGACTTGAACTGGCATAAGAATAAAGACAATGAGTGGCATAAGATTAAAGTAAAACTAGGTAAAGAAACAGTTAAGCTTAACTTAAATAATCCTAAGGACTATTTACTTTATATAATCTTAAGAGCTAATACTCTTTTTATTGCTCCTGATGGAGATTCTTCTTTAAAGAAGAAAACATATAGATATGCATTGGTTTCAGAAGAGTATGAAACTAATAAAACTGTAAGTAAAGCAGATAAAGAAATGGAAGCTTTCATGCACTTAGGGAAACTTAAGGATGATAAAGAAGCAATGGTTAATTTCCTTAAGGTATTTGGAAAGAAAGTTGCAGCAACTTCTAAATCTTCATTCTTATTTACAGAGCTTAGAAAGCTAATTGAGGATGACATTGATGTATTCCTTAAGATTGCAGAAGACACAGATGCTTTTGACATGAAATTACTTATTGCTGATGCAGTTGATGCAGGAGTAGTAATTAAGAATAGCAGAAAGTATTCACTTCCAGGAGGAGACCCTCTATGTGGTGAAGGATTAGTAGCAAGTTTAGATGTAGCAGTAGACTATTTATTAGCACCTGCACAACAAGAATTGTTACTAAGTATTAAAGCAAGAGTTAAAACATCAAAATAAGATACTATGACTGCAGTTGAAATGGACCAGGAATTTTTAATCCTGTATGACAAACTTACAAACTTTGATGCCCCTGGGTATTCAGAGTTAGAGAGGAGTATCATTATGACTAAGGCTCAAGAAAGAGTATTTTTTGCACATTATAATCCTTTAGCTAATAAGTTTCATGAAGGTTTTGAAGAAACTGAAGCAAGAGGAAAAGATTTACAAGAGTTAACTAAGGGGGTTACTATTACTGCCCCCTCTGGTACTCAAACTAATGCTCTACCTAATGGAGAGTTCTATGATTTACCTACAGACTGTTTATATGCAGTTTCAGAAGAAGTTACTTTAGCTTCAGATGATACTTGTGTAGATGGAACTAGAATAAGAGTAGTACCTATTACCCATGATGAGTATAGCATTAATAAGAAGAATCCATTTAAGAAACCTAATACTAGGGAGTTTATTTGGAGGTTAACTTACCAAGGTAGGAGACATGAACTAATTACAGCTGCTAATTCAACTGTAAGTGAGTATCATCTACGTTACATTAAAAACTTACAACCTATTATCTTAGGGAGTATTACAGTAGATGGTGTAGCGGGTCCATTGGATTCAGAGTTAAATATTATTCTCCATAAGAGAATAGTAGATGAAGCTGTAAAAATAGCCACAGGTGTTACTGACCCTGCATCCTACCAATTAAAAAGTATAGAGCAACAAGAAGGCGAATCTTAATTATTAACTAAAACAAAGAAAAAAAATGGCAACATTTTCTCAAAATGACATCCAACTTTTACAGATTGGGCAGGCAGCTACCAAAACAACAGGTGGTGTGTCAACGCTAAATGATGGTGAAATTGGATTATTTACTCCTGCAGGGACTAGACTTACTGAGGCATCAGCAGCTACAGCTACGGAGTTTAAAATCGTAAAAAAGACTACAGGTGGTATCATCTTGGACTCTGGTATAATCAAAAAAGGTTCTATTGTTAGTGCTGTAGCAACTGCTTATATAGCATCTGCTGACCAAGTAACTGCATTAGGATTTGATGGGACTTCTGGTTCTATTGATGTAACCAATGACAATGACTATCATGTACGTATTAACATGCGTGAAGGCAGAACATCTAACCATGGTGGATTGTATCTTAAGCATGGTTTCTACAAATCTGACTTAACGGCTACTCAAGCAAAGATTGCATCTAACTTAGGTACAAGCCTAATTAATGAATTCTCTAAAGAGGCAGACCAGAAAGTAAAAGTTTCTATCATCTGTGATGATGCAGGAGCAGCTTTAGGAGTTGGTCCAGCTACATTATCATATGCATCAGGGTCACGTTACCTAGTAGCATCACTTACAACTCACACCCTTGTGGCTGGAGATTTTGTAAGAATTGGTACTGCAGTAACTGATTCAGTATATGAAGTAGAATCTGTAAATGGTGTAAACATCAAAGTAAAACAAAGAATTACCAATGTAGCAGGTGCTGCTGTAGCTGGTGAAGTAATTGTAGCAGCTAATGCAGCTACTGCAGATTTTGGTATCAAATTAGAAGGTGTAGCTTTACCACATAGAGTAGGTAAATTACATGCTGATTTGCAACCAGTTATCTTTGATGCAACTGTTGAAGGTTTTGGGTCTACTCAGAATCAAGTAACAACTGCAGCAACTGCTGGAAATGGTACTGAGAAACAAGTTAAAGAACTTGAATTCTTCTGTCAAGGTAATGAAGGTGATATCATGAGAATGGGAGAACCAAATATCTTTGATTTAAGAACTGAAGCTTCTGGAACTTATGACTTCTTAGATGTATCTACAGTAGAAACTTCTACTAACTCTATTGTTAATGGTCCTATCCGTAAGAGATTTACGTTAGCTATTCCATCAACAACTCCTAACTACGCTGTAACAGGTACTACAGATGACATCACTGATGTTCTTGAAGTATTAGCTGCTGCTGTAGTTGCAACAGGTGACTTGACGTTGTAGTAGATAAATATAAATCAACAACAATAAAAAGGGGAGGACTTATATCCTTCCCTTTTTTTGTTTAAAATAAAAAATAATGGCATTAGCTGAATTAGAATTAACATTAACATTAACTGCAAAAGATTCATGTACTACACTTCAACTAGTTGATGCAGGTACTAGATATGATGCAGGAGATGCACCAGGAGGTTGGGGTGGAACTAACCCAGAACCTGAGGATATTGTATCTACTATATTAGTAATCACAGACCCTAATGGTACTGTAACTACTACAGACATTTCTCCTCTACTAGCAGACCTAACTACTTATGCAGGGACCATAGACTTAGGAGAATATATAATCTACACTGTAGATGGTAAGTATGATACTAAACTTACACTTACATTTGGCAGTGAGGTCAAAAGTTACTATCTTTGTAACTACTTACTGTGTAAAGTAAGATGCTGTGTAGATACCCTTTGGGCTAACTTTGCTTCTGATACAGTAAGTTCAGATTGTGGATGTACTTCTTCAAGTCTCCAACAAAAAGCATTAAATGCAGAAGCTATCTTTAAAGCACTTTGTGCAGCAGCTGCTTGTAGTAACACTACTACTAGAGATGCACTATTATTAAAATTACAAAGAGTTTGTAATTTAGAAAAATGTAATTGTAATTAATATGTGTGGATGTAATGAGTGTTTTGACACTTCAAATATAACAATACCAATAGGACCTGCTGGACCTCAAGGTGAAGATGGGCCTACAGGTACACCAATAGAATCTTTTAATATTATATCTCCTTCTGCAAGTTCAGGAGACCCTGTAACTGTAGATATGACAGGTACTGCATCTTCTACTAATGTAACAGGTGATAAAACTTTCTTTATAGATAGAAATGGAGATGATGGTGATATAGTAATTACTATAGTTTCTGCAGATGGTATTACCTTTTTAGGGGCAGTAACCTCTTTAACTATGGCTGAAGGTAGAAGTAACTTTGTATCTGAGTTTGCGCATGCTACAGGTTTAGCTGCTGCAGCATACACTTTTACACTTACTTGGGTAGGTGCTAGTGTAACTAAAGTACAAAATGTAACTATTACTTTATCATAATGACACTAGACCAGAAAAATACATGGCTGTACTATTTACAATGTAAGTATTCTACTTGGTCTACTAAGTTCAATGCTTCTTTGTCTTATGGACAGTGTATAGATACTTTTATAGAGAACAATATATCTATATCTAATTTATTTGGACCTATGCATAGGTATATACCATTTACTTCTACTGTAACTAATGCTTTTTCATTAACTGCAGCAGAATTAATAGTAGGTACTAATGTAACTATATCATTTACTTTAAATGGATATGCTATATCATATATAGGTCCTAATAGTGTAAGTGATATTATGACTTATATACTAGGAGAAATTAATAGTAATACTGCTACACATACTTATGTAGGTTTATTAGTAGGCGATACTATTAATTTATATACTTATGATACAGGAGAAACATTTGCAGATATACCAGTTATATCTATTGTAGAAAATGATGTAGGTTTAGATGGAGCTTCTGTTTCAACTACTACATCTACTTTAGAGGATGATTTAAGTGTTATCTTAAATATTTGGAACTGTCTTACTCTAGAACAGATATGTGCAGTTAAAACTAAACTTAATTCTCTATTAGGGAATTGTAATTGTAACTAACATGGCTGCTAATAATATATACTTCCCAGCTGTACCTCTTATAAAAAATAGAGAACTAAAGCCTTATAACTTCTTATTAGTAGATAATAAGGTCACAGGTCTACCAGTTAAGATAGATATAGAACAGTTTTTCTTTACAGCGGCAAACAACAATTTAATCTACTTAGCTTTTACAGCTTTAACAGACACCCCTAACTCCTTGGGAAACCCAGGAGATTTATTAGTAATGGACTCTACAGGTGATGCCTTAGAGTTTGTTACTGATGATAAAGTAACTAAGTGTTTTACAATAGCAATGGCAATAGCATTAGGATAATGAAAGAATTAAAAAAATCCATATTGAGCAAAGATGAATACTACTTAAATGTAGATTTAAACTGTGTTCACCTGACAGAAAATTTAGTAGGTCTAACACTTCCTGAAGTGTCTCTTATAACTAATATATCCACAAATACTATTATATACAACCCACACTGTGATGGGTTAGGCGGTAATATTGTAAGTGGTAAGATTGTGTTTGATTTTCAACTTACTAGTGATATGTCTAATAATGATGAACTAATGTTTATCATTCAGCGTAATGTCAGCCTAGAAGGGAGAGGATTAGATGCTTCAAAAGTAATAGATGAGAATTCTCATTTACTAAATGACATATTGATAGAATTAAGAATAAGTAATAAAATAATGTCTGAAGCTTTTGAGGTTGAAGTGACCTCTAATGATGTGAAGGATAAACTATAAAAATAAATAAAATGGCAAGAATAGAATTTAAAAATGACAAGACAAGAGCAATTGAAGAACAAGAAGGTTCTGATGGTAGAGCAAATGTAAGTTCACGAAGTGACTCAAGAGCATATTATAATGCAAGAGATATAAAACAAAGATACTCAATAGTGTTTGACCACCAGAGTGCAGTAGCAACAGAGAAATCTTTGTACATTGAAAACACTTCTTCTACAAAAGAACTAGTTTTATCATCTATTGGAATTAACACAGTTGAGAACGCAAGAATTAAAATGTGGTTTGTTAGTGGTACAGCTGCAGGTGGGTCAGTGTTAACTCCTACTAACTCAAACAAGGGGTCATCTAATGATGCAGATGCAATAGTTAGACAAGGTGATTCAGGAGATGCAATAACAGGACTTACAACAATATCAGCAATTGATTTTGCTGCAGTAGCAGCTAACGGACATGAAGAGTTTAGGTTAGGTGACACTATTAGACTAGGGCAGAATGACGCAATATGTCTAGAGTATGTTGAAGGAACAACTGGAGACTTCTTTGGAGTAGCTTTTATAATGTTTGAATAGTGAGTGGTATAAGAACTAAAAGATTCGGGAGAGACATCACAACTGGTGCTCTCCTTGAATCCGATATGCTTGCTAAGAATGGAATTACTAAGAAGCATATTGCTGGAGAAATAGTATACACTGAACCTCTATTTGATTACAACCCAACTTTAAAGCCGTTTTTAAATGATGATTATGGAGCAGCAATGAACCAAAATGTTGCTTTTGGTGGTACTCCTGAACTTATTTTTGATGGTGGTTCTGGTGGTTCTGAATGGACTGGTTCTGGTGATTCTGAATGGGATTTTGCAGACGGTGGAAAAGTTGTTTTAGACCATGGAGCAAATAATTCACAAGCCTTATTTTCAGATGCTGGAACAATTGATTCTTCAGCTTATGCAGCATTAACTGGAAAAGTTGATTTAGATAATTATACTCCAGGAACACAAGATATACTGTTTCAATTCCAATTTAACGGAACTCCTTTAGGTGATTCTGTAAGTATGAATAATTTTATTGATACTGGTAACTTTGCAGAACAAGATTTTGCAATTCCTTTAACATCTTTTAATTTAGCTGGTGAAACTGTGGATGAATTTACAATGACAGTTCAAAGAAGTGGAGGACATCAGCCCCACATTTCTTTTGATGATTTCACAATTCAAGAAACTGGAACACCTTTAGTTTTTGATGTTAGAGTTCCAGAAAGCGAGGTTTATTTAGTGAATCAAATAAATTTTTTATTAGTAGATGAAATTTCTTCGGTTGTAACGGTTTCAGGTAGTACTGAAAATCCAACTGCTAAAGGTCTTTCTTATGATAAATTATTAGGTTTAACAAAACTAACTAATGGAATAATTTTTAAAAGAACTCAAAATGGTAAAGAAGTTATTAATTTAACTTTAAAAGATTTATCTGATTTTTTAAGTTTTTCAATTATAGTTGACCATATTAGCGATGGAACAAATACTTTATTAACTTTATCAGTAAAATTAGATGCTCCAATTCTTTTAGATGGTAAATCTTTGGATAAATTAAGTTTAATAATTAATGATGATTTATCAAGTTTAATAAAATTCACGGCATTATCAAGGGGTTCTTTAAGGTCAGACCCTACAAATAAAGATTATTTAACAGCTCATAGGGGTTGATTATTTAAAAAAATATAATATTTAAAATATGAAATTACAATTGAAGTTTAGTAATATTGTGGATATAATCCCTTTATTAGAAACTAAAAATACTAAAAGAGTTTATGGTTTTAATTTAAAAGTATTGTTTATTGAAATGGTATTTTATAAAAATAAAAAATGAACTTAATAGAACAAGCTGCAAAGGATATTTTAGCGATTACATTAAATTCTGCGAGTGGTTTCGGTAAGACAATAACCTTAACCACCCCAGACGGTGCAACCGTTTTAGATATTACGGGATTATCAACTAAACACCATATTGGTTACGATACGGAAGGAAATTCTGTAAACGTTAAAAATGCTCACGTTTCTTTTTCTGAGTCTCTTTTAACGGCTGCAAGTTACCCCGTCCGTAATATTAATGGTGAAGTACAATTAAGAGGTCACAAGATAACCACAAAGGATAGCACGGGTATTGATAAGCATTATATTATAACTGAAAACTTCCCAGATGAAACGGTTGGTTTTATTGTTTGTATTTTAGGTGATTACGCCAACAATCCAAGCGAAGAAAACACACCATCTTACATATTTCAACCAAAAGATGCAGTAGTTGTAAATTCTGATTCTACTTTCACTTATAATATACCGTCAGGAGATACTTATATTCTACCAGACATAACACATACTGATAGTGATTCACAACTAGTTGTTTTACCAGCTCAAACACCAATGGTTTGTACACCTTCTACCCCTAAGAGTGGAATAGCTTATGCTTTACCCCAAAATTCACAAACAATATCTTATTCACAATTTGATGCGGGATGGCATACGGCAAATACACCAATGCCAGTAAACCCAACAAATCCACTATACTATGCAAAACTAGATTATAATGCTGGTAATGGATTGGATACATTGGTTAATGATAATGTTTATGGTAATAAGAATAGATTCACTGACGAACTCGGAACTCAGGTTTACGCAAATAATTATAAAAGAGACCACCTCCACGGTTTAGGATGGTATGAAGTTGTTCAAACTGGTTTTGATTGGGATGGTCATTTAATTAACGCTAACAACTTAGTTCATTTAGGTTTTAGTGATTTCAGACTACCTAACATAGAAGAGGTGGGAAGTTCTTACACTTTTGATAGTAGGTATTTAGTGGGTGTTTCAACCCACGATAGGTTCACAAGCAATACAAGATTAGGTTTTTCAACTATTGCAATTAAGGGTAATTACCTTACCTATGCTAGTGGGCAAAATAAAACTAGCACAGGAACAAATACATACTATTGCAGATGGCACGTTTAAAATAAATAAAATTATGATAATAGAGATTGAAGAGGGTTTAAGCTTGAATAATCCAACAATGGAAATAATTAATATTTCCTACCCACAAAAAACAAAAGAGGTTATTGTTGAATGCTGTTTTAAAGAAGAAAATTCTACTTTTCCACACAGTAGAAGTTATGTTTTTTTAAACGAATCTGGAGAACAATTAACTAAGCCAGATGTTTTGGAGTTAATGAAAACAAACAAAGTACTAAAACAATTTATAAATAATGTCTAGTATAATAACAGGAATAATACCCTCACAACAATTTGAAATAATACGTGATAAGATTGGTTTAATTTTATTTGAAGAACTAACAAATCAATATACCTTAACTTCTAATGAAGAGTTAAATTTAAAGGTTTATGTAGAGCGTTTAGTTGCTTTTGATAAGACAGATATGCCTTGTGTAAACGTTCTTTTTTCAGGTGGGACTTACAACAATAAAAACACTTTATCGGCAGACGGTAATTATAGTTTTTTTATCGATGTTTATTCAGCTGCAAAAAGTACTACTGAATTAAGCGGTGATGCAAAAGCGGCTTTTTCTTTGCAAAAAGTTTTAGGTGTTTGTAGGGCTATTTTAGAGAATCCACAATATAGGGATTTAGGATATACCGAACCAAAGGTTTCAAGGACTTCGATAGAATCTATTTCTATACAAGAACCTCAAAACAATCAAGATGCAACCAGTTCAATTATGGGGCGTTTAGTCTTTAATGTATTGGTTGAAGAAGATACTCAATTACTTACGGCTAATGCTATTGATAGCTTTAGTACTGAAGTGAAATTAAATTTAACCGATAAAGGTTATCTATTTGAAATAAATTAATTAAATTTGTATAACTAAAAATAATAAAAAAATGGCAATAAGTGATGCAGTTGGTTTAGGTAGGGTTAGTCGAGTTGTTGGTTATAAAATAACCAAAGGAAACTTCGCTAATGTCACGCCTAATTTACCACAAAGAATAGCAGTATTAGCTGAGGCAAATACTGCAAACCAAGCTGGACTTTCAACAACTCCAGTAGAAATAACGACATTATCCCAAGCTGCAACCCTTTACGGTTACGGTTCTCCTATTTATACAATAATGAGAATTTTAAGACCGTCAACTGGTGGTGGTGTAGAGGATGTTTCTGTTATGGTTTACCCTCAATTAGCGGCTGGTGGTTCAGTTGCAGAAGTATTAGATTTAACCCCAACAGGTACGGCAACGGGTAACGCAACCCATACGGTTTTAATCGGTGGACGTGAAGGTGTTGAAGGTAGTCGTTATGACTTTTCAGTTGTTACTGGTGATACAGTAGCTTTAATTACCGCAAAAATAACAGCAGTAGTTACAGCTGTTTTAGGTTCTCCAATGTCAATTGCAGATGCTACAACTAAAGCAACTTTAACGGCTAAATGGACGGGTGTTACAAGTAACGCAATTACGGTAGAAGTTTTAACAAATGATAAACCAGTAGGGATGTCTTACGCAGTTGTATCAACTGCAACGGGAGCTGGTGTACCCTCTGTTTCTGCTTCTTTAGCTATGTTTGGTTCTATTTGGAATACTATTGTAGTAAATAGTTATAATAGTGAATCGGCTACTTTAGATGCTTTAGAAACGTTTAATGGAATACCAGACCCAGAAACTCCAACGGGGCGTTATGCATCTACGGTTGTAAAACCTTTTATCGCATTATTCGGTAATACGGATTCAACTGGATGGGAAACTATTATGTCGGGAAGAAAAACAGAAGTTACAAACGCATTATGTCCAGCACCATCTTCAAAGGGTCAACCAATGGAAGCGGCTGCAAATATGGCGGTATTGTTTGCTAAACAAACTAATTCTAACCCTCATTTAGATGTTGCGGCTAAATCTTATCCAGATATGCCAGTTGCTTCTGATTGGGTTGGTACTACGATGGCAACTTATGACGAAAGAGATGTTTTAGCAAAATCTGGAGTTTCTACTGTTGATTTAGTTAACGATAATTTCCAAGTTCAAGACTTTATTACAAGTTATAGACCAGACGGTGAATTAGTTCCTCAATTTAGATATTGTAGAAACTTAATGATTGATTGGAATATCTTTTTCGGTTACCACTTGTTAGAAGAAATAAACGTTATAGACCACGCAATCGCAGCTGATACTGATATTGTAAGTGCTGACAATGTTATTAAGCCTAAACAATGGAAAGCAATAGTAAAAGATTACGCTGTTGAGTTAAGTAAAAAAGGCTTAATTGCAGACATTCCTTTTATGCAAGAATCTATTATTGTTGGTTTGAGCACTTCAAACCCAGATAGATTAGAAACTTTCTTTAAGTATAAGCGTTCTGGATTTGCTAGAATTTCAAGTACAACGGCTGAAGCTGGTTTTAACTTCGGAGATTTAACATAAATATTAATTAATAAAGGAGTTAGATTTAAAACCTAACTCCTTACAAAAACTATAAAAAAATGGCTATAGGTGGAGATTTAATCGAAGCAACATATAACAACCCTACACTAGGAACTGGTGTATTCTATTTTAAAGGCTCTGAAGATGGGACTTTTAATTTAGGTGGTTTAACAACACAAGATGATTCAGCAATGGTTGACGGTTCAGGAACTGCTATCAGGATTATGAATCAAAAAATGTGGTCTGTTGAGGGTGTTGTATCTTGGGATATGAACACAAATAACGAATTAGAAAAATTACAAGCTCTTACATCTGAGCCTACAGAGTCGGCATGGACTTTCTCTCACGTTGGGAAAACTGTTTGGGCTGGAAAAGGTTTCCCTGTTGGTGATATAGCTGGTAATACAGGTCTGGCAACTTTTCCTTTGAAAATTGGAGGCGGTGGTAAATTAGCAAAAGTATAAAAATAGGGGTTGGATTAACCAACCCCTTTAATAAATAAACAAGGAAAAAGATGAGTAACGTAGTAAGTGAAGAAATTGCAAAAAAGGAAGTTGAAAAGTGGATGTATTTTAAAAATCTTAAACAAAGAAAAAGAGATGAAAGGGAATCGGAAATCGAAACAATTGTCGAGTCTATTTGTGATGGGGATTTAACTCTTGATAAGGAATTTAATTTCGTTCAAAAGTTAAGAAACCCAGTAAAAGATGTAGAAGGTAAAGTTATTTTATCGGAGTTTAAATTTAAACCAAGATTGTTACTAGAAGAAGTAGAGCCGTTTTTAATGAACGTTAAATCTACAAATATGATTGGTATGTTAGCCGCTTACACTTCAGCTCTTACGGGTGTTGGTGCTGGTTTAACTAAAAAAATTGATACAGACGAAAACAAAACTACCCAAGCTGTTGTTATGTTTTTTTTATAACTAAAGACAATATTGATGCAATGCTGAAAAGTATTGTAAGGGAGCACCATTGGTCTCCACAATATTTGTCTAAAATGTATTTAGACGACTCAGACCATAGAGGGTTAGAGTATTGGTATAACGATGTACTTGAAGTAGGAAAGGAATTAAAGAAAAAATAAAATTATAAAATGTCAGCTTTTACAATTCCAACTATATTTTCAGCAGTCGACAAAATATCTGCTCCTTTACGGAAAATGTCAAAAAATATGCAATCCTTCGCTTCCAAATCGGAAGCGGGGATTTCTCGTTTAGATAGGCGGCTAAGGAAACTTACACCTTCTTTAGGTGGTTTAGGTAAGCAAATGTTGCAGTTCGCAAGTGCAGCCGCTATTATGTCAGCTGTTGCTTTTACTGGTGGGGCTATTTTAGATTTTGAAACTAATTTAGTAGGGGTTGGTAAGACTACGAACACGGTAGGAGCTGATTTAAAAAAGTTAGGTTTAGATACTATTGACCTTTCAAAGAAAATGCGAACGGTAAGTGCTAACGAACTTTTAACCTTCGCACAAGCTGCTGGTCAATTAGGTGTTACTGGTTCTGAAAACATATTAAAGTTTTCGGAAACAATGGCAAAACTAGAGAGTTCAACCGATATAGTTGGAGAAGAAGGTGCTGCATCTATAGCTCGTATTTTGACCGTTACAGGTGAAGGTGTCGCAGTTGTAGATAAGTTTTCAGCTTCTTTGGTTGCTTTAGGTAATACAACTGCTGCAACTGAATCAGAGATATTAGAAGTAGCCAATGAGGTTTCTAGGTCGGTAGCCGCTTATGATTTATCTTCAACTTCTATACTTGGTATTTCAGCTGCTATGAAACAAATGGGGGTCGCACCTCAAGCTGCTGGTTCTGCTATTGGTTCTGTATTTCTTAATATGGAAAAGGCTACTTTAAAAGGTGGTAAAAGTTTAAAAGGTTTTGCGGATTTAATGGGTATTTTGCCCACTGAAGTTGCGGCTCTTTTAAAAAGTAACCCAGAAAAAGCATTTTTACAATTTACACAAGGTTTAACTAAGGTTAAAAAAGAGGGCGGGTCTGTTACAGATGTAATGTCTAAACTTGGAATGGCTAATAAAGTAACCTTAAAGGGAATTTTACCTTTAGCAGGGGCTGAAGGTTTACTGGAAGAAAAATTAAAAATGTCAAGCAAGGCATTCAAGGAAAATTTAGCTCTAAACCAAGAGTTTGGAGCGTCACAAAAAACGGTTAGAAACGCTTTAAATTCAATAGTAATAGCTTGGACTAATTTAACAACAAAACAAGCGGTTGCAGGCTCTGGAATGGAAAGCATCCAAAAGGTTCTTTTCTTTATAGCTGAAAATATGGGTACAATTGTAACCGTTGCCGCTGTTTTGGTTGGTTATCTAGTAACCCTAAAAACAATTGTTTGGCTTACTCAGGCATCTTTTACTGCCTACAATGCAGTACTAAATATTATGGCGGTTCATAGTATGATAAAATACATTGCATCTACTCAAGGTATGACATACGCACAAGCTGCTTTAAATATAGTTATGACTGCCAACCCTATAGGTTTGATAATAGCGGGAATTGCAGCTTTAATTGTACTTATAGCTATTATAATATACAAGTACGATGAATGGGGGGCGGCTTTAACTTTTATACTCGGTCCATTAGGGATGATTATAAACCTTATAATGGCTTTTAGAAGAAATTGGGATATGATATCTGAAGCTTTTGCAAACGGTGGTATTTTGGCTGGATTTAAAGCTATTGGAGTTGTAATACTAGATTCTTTATTAATGCCATTACAACAAGTGTTAGGACTTATTGAGAGTTTTACAGGGCTTGATTTAGGTGCTGAATCTATTGGTAAATTTCGCTCTGAATTAGGTGTTGCGGTTGAAAGCCAAGAAACAAAAGAAACAATAAACCCAGAGCTACAAAAACAAGAGTCTTTAACTAAAAGCATAACTGAACAAACAAATAAAGAAACCTTAGATTTAAACGTTAATGTTACTGGTGGCGATGCAGAAGTTACTTCTGGAAAGTCTAATAATGTTAGTTTAAAATCTTCAATGACGGGAGGACAATAAAATGAGTGATTTATTAATATATGCAACTGGTTCGGGGGGTGATGCAAACCAATTAAGTAATGATTTTGAGTTAACGGATGGACTATTTAATATGGTCTATCTAGCTCTATTCGGTGGCAATCCATCACACCCTACAACTGGATTGGAAGTTGAAAGTGAAAAAAGATATGATTGGTGGGGTAATAGTGTTTTTTTTCCCAATAGCCCAGAAGAACAATTTAATAGTTATACGGAAAATATTTTAAATACTGTTTCCTTAACTTCGGAAAGTAGGGAAATTATTAAAGGTTTTGTTTTAAAAGATTTAGCTTTTTTAAGTAATTTAGCTAAAATAGAAGTTGAAGTATTTTTACTCAATGTAGACAATGTTGAAATTGTAGTGAAAGTTCAAGAACTTAGTAATTTACAAAATAAAGAGTTTCAGTTTCTTTGGGACGGAACTAAAAGTGAAATAATAGAGAATAGAATCATATAAAATGGCAGTACAGATACCGACATTAAACGAATTATACACAAGTATAAAAGGTGATTTAGAAAGTGAAATTAATATAAGTATTCCAGTTTTTGGGAAATCTTACCTTAATGGTTTAGCGGCTGTACAAGCTGCAAAATTAAAACTTACTTACTTATCAATTGCAAGCACTCAAAAGAATATTTTCCCAGATTTAGCAGAAAGTGAAGTTGTTGGGGGTACTTTAGAAAGGTTTGGTAGAGTTAAATTAAATAGAAGCCCTTTTCCAGCAACAGCTGCTCAATATACCGTAACAGTTACGGGTGATATTGGTGCAACTATTAACGCAAATACAACATTTAAAACGGATGATTCAGCACAAAACGCTGGTAAATTATTTGTTTTAGATACCGCTTTTACTTTTTTAGCAACTTCCGAAACAATAACTTTAAGGGCTTTAGAGGGTGGCTTAGATAGTTCTTTAGCTATCGGAAATACTTTAACGGCTACATCCCCAATATTAAACGCTGACGAGTTAGCAACGGTTTTAATTGAATTGGTTACACCTTTATCGGCTGAACTTTTAGGAGATTACCGTGAAAAGGTTTTAGCAGCTTTTAGGGAAGAGCCACAAGGCGGGGCGGCTACGGATTACCGTTTATGGTCATCCGATGCCCAAGGTGTAAAAAGGGTTTATCCTTACGCAAAAGTTGATTTTCCAAACGAAGTAGAGGTTTTTGTTGAAGCTACCGTTTTGGATAGTATTGACGGTAAAGG